TGGTATCCTCTCTTTGAAAGGATAGCGTTTCTGAACTCCGATATTTTTTCAGCAAAGTCCGTCTGGTCGTCTCCTGGAATACCACACGGATAAGTCACCTCGATGTTCTCGAAGCGACCTAAATCCATCAGAAACGCACCGTTCCTTCCCGGAATATCGACCTGTTCAACGGCTCGTTCCGGTGCGTTGTAAACCGCTTCGCCTGTTATGTATACTCCGTAATCGGCAGAGTTTATTCCGCCGAACTCAAGACTCTTAAATATTCCTATTGCCATGCGAGCCTCCTCTGGTTAGTTTCTCTGATTAACTTACGCTTTACTTCCTCTGCGATTTCCGTAGGAGAAGCATTCGCTCCGTTTATGTTTATCACGACATTCGTTCCGCCCATGTTCGCCTGACTTAATGTCTTCCAGAACTTATCGAGCGGAACTACGGCTTCTGGACCCGCTTCGCCGACACCGATGATTGCCGGACTGGAGAAAATACCGCCCTTTGCGTACCAGTCTACATCGATGGTTGGTTTCGTTCCTTTTCCTCCGATACCCCACGGAGCCTTACCGCCGTGAATGTTGAAATGCGGAAGTTTCATATTACTGAATATTTTTCCAACGCTCAATGGGAAGAAGCCTTTTATCTTTGCGATTACACCCTTCACGAAATGATAAGCGGTCTTAATCGGATTCATTATTGCGTTCTTGACTGCATTCCAGACACGTGTCGCAACGTTCTTGATTGCATTGAAGTCGTTCGAAACCATCTTCTTCATAGTCTGAACCGCCTGAACGACCTTCGTCTTGATTCCTGTCCAGACCTTGATGAATCCGTTTTTCAGACCGATCAGTCTCTTCTGAATCTCTCCCCAGTTCTTGTAAAGCAGAACGCCCACTGCTATGACTGCTGCGATTGCCGCTACGATTAATGCAAGTGGCCCGAGTGCGATGGTTGTCGTTACTCCGAAGAGTGCCATTGCAGAAGAAATTGCTGATATTGCCATAGCGAATTTTCCTGCAATCAGTAAAGCCGGAGCGATTGCCGCCACGATTAGTCCGACTCCCGCTACGATTGTGAGAACCTGCGGACTTAACGAGTTAATCCAACCCGCTATCTTTCCGACGAATCCGACTACCTTTTCGAGTGCCGGTGCAAGGTATGCCGCCAACTGCGTTCCGATACTCTGCAGTGCCGCAAGTCCGAGTGTCTTGATGTCATCGAGCGAATCGTTGAACTTGTTTGCGTTGTCCAGTGTTTTCTGGTCAACTACCTGTAAGCCGTTCTCGTTCATCAGTTTCGCCACTCTCGCATACGTTTCGCCACCGTCTTCAATCAGCGGATTGAGTTCCGATGCGCTCTTTCCGAACAGTTTCATTGCCAGCGCATCACGTTCGGTTTCGTTCTTCATCGAGCCGAGCTTCTTGATTGCTTCCTGGAATACCTCATCCGAATCACGAAGGTCTCCGTTCGCATCTTTCACGCTTATGCCTAACTGCTGGAAATACTTTGCGCTTGAACCGCCTTCCGATGCCGTGAGCATATTCTTCTTCAGGATCTGATTCGATTTCGCAATCGCTTCAACTGAAACGTCCACCTGATCAGCGGCCAACTTGTACATCTGAAGCTGTTCCGCTCCGATTCCCGTTACCTTCGAAAGCGTGTTAAGGTCATCGGCTGCCTTTCCGGATTTAACCGCAAGTGCACCGATTGCTCCCGAAACTGCAGCACCCGCCATTGAGAAGCCTCTCATCGCTTCGCCCGCACTCGTCAGTTTACCGCCGACATCCTTCATCTTTGCGCTGAACTGTCCGAGCGGAGAGAGTGATGCCTTTATCTTGTTCTGTTCCGAATTGAAACGCTTCAGTTGATTTTCGGATTTGATAATTTCTCTCTGAAGGTTACGGTATTCTGCAGACTCTTTTCCGAGTGACGGGTCATTCGCAACCTGTTTCTGCATACTCTTGAGTTCTGTCAGGTTCTTTTCCGTCTGTTCAATCTTCTGATTAAGAAGTGTCTGTTTCTGCCGAAGCAGGTCGACGTTACCTGGATTGAACTTGAGGCTGTTGTTTACCTTTCGCAGTTCCGAATCGATGTCTTTCGTTGACTTGCGGACTTCTCTCAAAGCCTTGTCAAGCCTAGTGGTATCGCCTTCAAAGACTATCGAGATTCCTTTTATGTTACCTGCCATTTCTGACTCCTATCCGAAGAAAGCGTTTATATCATTCTGCGTTGCTTTCCGCCTTCTCCCTCTTTTTTCTTCTCTCTTCTGCTGTCTCTCTGCCTTCTTCTGCCGTTCGTTGTATTCGATGCAGAAGTCCACGATCTGACCGATTTGCATCCGTTTGACATCTTGCATCGTCAGACCTCTTTCGAGTGCAGCGAAGATCAAGTCATTTAACTCTACTGGTTTGTCGGCTGAAGACTCGGTCCTGTCTTCAGGTTCTTCAGCCTCGTCAAGTTTTTTGAGGATATAACTCCCTTGTATATCAGTTCGAAGACGGCCGGTGCGATTTCATCGAGTGGAAAAACCTCGAACTGTCTGACCCACGTTCTAGGCTCCGGAATAGTTTCGTCTGCGCACTTTGCCATTGCCCATGTAACGTTGATGAAGTCCTTGAACTCGAGTCCGCCCAGATGAACCACCGCATCGAGAAGCGTATCTCCGTCAACTGTCTTCAGCACGTCCTGCCACTCGAGGTTCGATGTGTCTTCCATCTCATCCAGAAGACCCTTGATTAAATCGAGTGCGGCCGCCACCATTGGTAGCAGTGTCGGGATGATGTCCGTTCCGAACTGGTCTCTATAATCAATAGTCCAGCCGATGTTGTTATTAAGCCGAACCTCTTTGTTTCCGATGTTTATAGTCTTTTCCATTTACGTTTATCTCCTTTTTTAATCTTGAAAAGAGCGAGACGTAATGCCTCGCTCTGTGGTTTTTATCTTACGGAGCTATAACCGGTGCTGTTGGTGCTGTGAAGAGCGTATCGTATCCGTCGTCACCTGGGCTGTAAACAGCCATTGTTACTCCGTTTGAGTCTACACCTGTGCATGTAACTGGTAATGTTTCCGTTGCTGGTTCTGTTGAATCTTCAACGGTTGCATATTCTCTAGTGATTGCGCCTAAAGAGCAGTTGTAGAGAATAACTTTTCTTGATTCCGCATCGCCTTCAACCTGGAACGCAATGTATACGTTCGGCTTTGTTGCATTCTTTACGTTTGCAAGTCCGCCGTCTGTAAGATTCCTGTAACCGAGGAACTGTGTCTTGAATTCATCATCAAACATTGCAACTTCGAGGTCGCCTTCTATGGAACCGCCCGTATAAGACGAGTAATAGGATACGTTATCCGCATAGAAGGTGTTGCTGTCTGACTTCTCTTCAGGAGAGAAGCTGACACTACCCTTCTGATGATAAGGTGTTCCGAGTGTTATGGTGTTGTCTGCAACGGTATATGTTCCGACGTGAAGGTTACTGATACCAAATTCAACCTTGTTTGCCATTTTTTCCTCCTAGATGTTGTAGTAAATTACGAAGACATTCTCTTCTTCGATATAAACGTCTTCGCTTTTTTCATATAAAAAACCGTTCTCGAGAAGTGCATCCTCGATTGCGGTTTCGTTTGCTTCGTTTTTTTGTGTGAAATAATATTCGACCTGATAACGGTTCTTCCGATAGTAGTGCGTGTTATCCGCTTCGAACGTGTCTTGTCCGTCACCAATGTATACGAGATACGGCGGTTCAACAGGACTGTCTGTGTCGATGTGATGACTATACGCAACAGGAAGACCGATGGTCTCGAGTGTCTGATAAAGTGTCATGATCTGTTTAACCCTTTCCGAACATTCTGTTCAAATTCCTCGACCGCTTCTGCTTCAACCGGAGCGATATGAACGTGTGCTGGCGTTCTTCCGTAGGTTCCGTATTTGTTGCGAGTCACGTGCCCTTTCTCCAGAAGGTGTGTCAATCCGGGAGCCTTTCTGTTATAAACGACATAGCCGTGACCTTGTTTCTTC